TAGTGCGGCAATGCACGCATTCCGCCCGAGGCATGGGATCGGATCGTTAACCGCATCATGGGGGCGCGTAGCTGATGAGTGATCGGCTAACGCGCGAGGAAGTCCAGCGGCGACTAGAAGTCTATCACCAGAACGGATGCAGCCAACGAAAGACAGCAATTGAACTAGGAATATGCCGCGCCGCGATGCAGAACACGCTTCGCATCGCCGCTCGATATGGAATGTATGGGCCTGAACTGCCGGCAGACGCCATTCCGCCTGAAGGGTTCGTGATTAAACAGCGCACGGCTCAATACGATGAATACGGCCATCTAAAGCGTCAATCCATCAAGACGACACGCGAGGAAGGCGACACATTCGAGCCACTCCCCGGTCATGCCATCAAGGGCGAAAGCGTCCTTGTCGATGCCTATGGCAATGTCTCATTGCGATGGATCAAGACCCGCGAGAATGCGCAAGCCCTAGAAGCGCTTACGGAAGCCTTGCGGGCGTCGCTGGCTGACGTTTCGCCGCGACCTGCTACAAAGTCACCAGAAATTGTAAACGCCGATCTGCTGACCGTTTATCCGGTGGCAGACCTTCACATGGGCATGATGTCATGGGGCAAGGAAACCGGCGCATCCTATGATGTTGAAATAGCAGCCCGGTTAGCGCTTGAAAGCGTCTCCGAACTGGTGGCGATGTCGCGTCCATCGAAGCGTGCCGTCATCTTGGGGCTTGGCGATTATTTCCACCAGAACGACGCCACTAACATGACGCCTAGATCCGGTCATGTGCTTGACGTTGACGGGCGCTGGCCTAAGGTCTTGCGCGCTGGGTGTGATGTCGCGATGGCCATTGTTGATGCGGCATTGCAAAAGCACGAACAAGTTGACGTGCGGTTTCTGCCCGGGAATCATGACCCCGACGCGGCTGTTGCGCTATCGGTGGCGATGTCCCTTGCGTATCGGAACGACCCTAGAGTGACGATTGACGTTGACCCGTCCTTACATTGGTATTGCCGGTTCGGGCGCGTCCTGATGGGCGCAACGCATGGCCACACAATGAAGCCTGACCGCATGGCGATGATGCTGGCAACAGACCGCGCGGCGGATTGGGGCGAGACTGTGCACAAGCACTTTTTCTTCGGCCACATTCACAACGAACGGGCAGCCGACATCGGCCCGGTCAAGGTCGAAAGCTTCCGCACGATTGCCAGCAAGGACGGATATGCGCACGGGGCAGGGTATCGCGCTCCACGGTCCATGTCGGCTATCACGTTTCATGCGGAACGTGGCGAGATTGGCAGACACAAGGTTCACGTAACATGACTGACAACATCAACCCGCCTCATTATCAGAATGCCACATGGTCGGCTATTGACGTGATGGAAGACGTGCAGGAAGCAGTTTGCGAAAGCGGCAACCCTCGCGCGGCATACAACATCGCGGCGGCTCTGAAATACCTGCTACGCGCCGGCAAGAAAGGCGACACGATGGAACAAGCACAGAAGGCCGAATGGCACATCAGGCGTGCTATCAATCACCTAGCGCCGCGTGACTAGCCGCAACCCGTAAACCCGTTCGGTGCATATCACTCCAGATATGGACTAACCGGTCGAAATTGTCCGGATCGGTGTTATTTCGCTTTTGGTGGGGCGGGGAGTGGCTGCCAGTGAGTTGGGTTGGTCAAGCCGACATAAAGCCCGCCAACAACGGTTGCCGACACATGCCAGCCTTTTTCCTCTATGAACCGTGCCACTACAACGTGGCGACCGTCTTTGTGCTGCAAGAAACAATCGTAAACCAAAACGGATTTCCCATCCTTCGGCGCTGTTTCAATGTCTCGCCAGTCTGTCATAGCCCGCGTCCCCTTATGTCCTTGACCATCTGCGCGCCATATGTGGCGGCGGCTTTAACCCGTAGCAACTCGCCCTCCAGATACTCCACGCGCTTCCGTGCCTCGCGCAACTCAGACGCGATGACGCGGACGGTCTCGAAACCGGGCAGGCGTTGGCTGGCGAGAAGGGCCAGTTCGTTGTCTGTCATGGTGTGTCCTTCAATGCTCTGATGGCGGCGGCGTGTCGCCAGATCGTCGGGTAGGACACCCCGTTGTCAGGCTGATCTTCCAGATACTTCGCCGCTTCCTCCAACGCCGCTGCCCTGATAACCCGATCCAGCGCCGTGGCAAGATGCCCGGATATGCGGAAGCCCGCCCCGGTGCTAGTCGTGTAGCCGCTCACGTAGTCGCGTGGATCGCTGCTCACGTCGCCGTCAATCTGGATCGTTATGACGTGTTCACTCATCACCAAAATCCTTTCCCATGCGCCGCCGCTCGTCGCGGTCTTCGCGCAACCTGTCAGGATCGGGCTCAGCGTCCTGTTGTTCTTGCCATGGGCATACACCCATTTCTTCCTCAAAATCGCATGACCTGATGCTGTAAGCCCCACACCATGCGCAGATGTCATCGTTCATCGGGCGATCCTTTCGCGTATGGGCTGGCTGCGAGTGCAGCATCTAATCCAGCCCCGACCATAACCATTGTTTCGCCTGTGAATGGCGTTTCGAACATTCCCACATGGACCGCTTCAATCATCCGACCCGTCGCCTCCACCGGCACCACAACGCAGCCCATGGCTTCGATTGCGGATAGGGCGGCGGTGGCTTCGACAATGGCTTCAGCACGGAATGGGTGTGTCTCAAACCCATTGCCGCGACAATTCGGCTTGTGCCTGCAAATCCCCCTCGCCATCGCTTCAATAAGCGCCTCGCGTTCAGTCATTGGCTTCTTCCTTCGCGTAAAAGTCAGCCGGGGCAATTCGTCTGATAGCCATTCCACCGGCCATCAAATCCCGATGCAGGGCTTCAGTCTCAGCCCCTATCCTCGCCAGCCTCACCAGTTCGCGGACGGTGTCGGGGTCGAGGCGGGCGATGTGGGCGGCGTCAGCTTCGGCTGCAACGCTGTCTCCAAAAGTCTGACACACTTTCAATTCCGGCCTGAACGCCACGGAAAAATTTTTGGACCTGTTGCGCGGCTCGACATTCCAAGGCCCCGGCGTCACGCCCTTCAGATCTGCCTCGATAGCATCAAGCTTTGCGGTGATGTCAGTCATTGGGCAATCTCCAGTTTCAGCACACGGCGGCCACGCCATGACCGGCTGTTCACATCAGCGATGAATTCAGTCAGGTCATTGTCTGACATGGCGGTCAGCGCGATGACCATTTCCTTGCGCCGATCCATCACAGCACGCTTGGCCATGACGACATCGAAACGGCCCCTGATCTTGCCGAATATGTTTTCTGTCTCGTGCGCCTCAGTCATGGGCTTCGTCCTTCGGGGTTGGTGCTTTACGCGCCGGCCAGAAATAGCCGCATCGTTCGTCGTCTGGCGGGCGCTCGAAAAGGCCATAGGCTTGCCGGTATTGATCAGGCACCGTCCCGCTGGCCTTGTGGCGCCTGCACTTGTGACGGGCAGGGCAGTCGTCATCTGCGCACATGCTGATGTCAGGCATCACGCACCCCTCACATAGCCCAGCCATTGATCTGGACGCCAAGCAGGATCAACCGGCTTGACGATAACGGTGGGGTGTCTTGGCTTGCGTTTCATGACTGACCGCCTTTCATCGATCGAACGATAGCTTTAGCTGCGGTGCGTGGCGTCCAGTCCAGATCGATGCTGTCGGTGATGATTTCTTCCAGCCGTTCTTCGTCGAAGCTGGCGAGCAATGCGCGTGCGTCGTTCCGCTCTTGTATTAAGCGCTCGATAACGTCGCAGGCGTCGTCAACATCGACGCCAACAGCCCACCATCCTTGATCTGCGCACTGAACTCGCAGCGTCGAAATTAGTTCAGAAACATGTTCGTCTGTCAGTTTCATCGGTAGATCGCTCTTCTTGGCAGGCCTTCTAGCTTGCTAGGCTGTCTGGCGGTGGATGGTTTCGGTGCTTTCGGCGCAAAGCCGGGTGATTGAATTGGTTTAGCCGGTGCTGGCTTTAAGCCCAGATTGGCCTTTGCCTTGCGCGCAACCATGGCCTTTTCGGCAACATCGGCGGCGGTCTTTTCGCGGTGCTTGTCACGCAATGCCGGGGCGAGGTTTGTTTCCTTGTGCTCGCCGCCATTGATAAGCGCGACAACGTGGTCGCAGTCCCATGGCTCACCGGCTGCTATTTTCCGGCCTGACAGGTGACAAATGCCGCCGTGACGCTCAAAGACGCGCAGCTTGACGCGGGGCGGTATCTTGCTGTCGTGGGTCTTGCCGATCCATTCTTTCGTTGCGCGGCTCATTCATCCCTCACGTAAGCGCCATCAATTTGGCTTCAGTGACAATATCCTCATATGTCGCAGCCGGCAACATCTTTCGAGCCGCCCGTTCAAAGCGTGCCTTGAACATATCGTCAGCCGATGGCTTTGGACGTGCCGACAATTCAGCCTCCCGCTTTTCCATCGCGTCACGCTTGATGATGGCCATGCTTTTCTTGTGCATGATGTCATTGGCGGCACGTTCGGCGGCGGCTTTCCATTCGCGGTCTTTTGAAAAGCCGGCATCTGCATGTTGGCTCGCAATCTGGCCTAGCGCGTAGTCGCATTCGGCAATCAAGATGCTCGCATCAGATGATGATTTGATGGCAAGCACGTTGACGGCGCGTGGATCAAAGCGGGTTTCAATGTCGTTCATGTCAGTCCCTTTGTTGAGTGGAAAACAGTCTATTAAGCCGCGCGTGCGTCATGGTCAAACACGACGCCTTGCGCTGAAAAGTGGCGCATAACGCCGTCTAGGTATCGGGTCTTTTGGTCTGTCGTCATCAACCGCGTGATTGGCAGGTCCAGCGGTTCCATCATGATGGCCAGCTTGGTTTCATACGGCAGGCCCTTGATCTTCTCGTCATATTTGAGCGCGAATAGCTCGTTCTCAGCGCGCAGTATGGGCACGCCGATTGTCAGCTTGCAATAGCCCCGGACTTCCTCGGCGGTCTGTCCAGTCTGTTCTGCAATGGCGTTGAGCGTGCGTCTTTGCAGCCGGTTCTGTTCAATCGAGCGGCGCTTACCGGGCACGATTTCGACCGTGAACGGCATCGGGCGCGTTTCGATAAACCGCACAAGTGCTGCCCTGTCTGTGGCGTTGGTGACGACACGCGACGTCACGCTACCCTCCCGAATTCACCGTGCAGCCTTTCGCTTGCTGCGACGTAGGCGGCATGGGCGGCTTCTGGCGTGTCAAAATCGCCTAGCCACCAATAAACACCGTTTGACCTAATTTCAGCGCGCCATTTTTTTGTTCTTTTTTGCCACGAGACACCCTTAAAGCCGCTAGTATTGTTTGCCGACAATCCTCTATTTCTTTGGTTTTCAGAAGTAGTCGCAATCCGCAAGTTAGACCGCCGATTGTTCAGTCCGTCGCCATCAATATGGTCAGTTTCCATCTTGCTAGGAGTATTCATAATCGCGCGGTGCATAAGCTTATCGCCTCTTTGTGGACTCGGAAGTTTTGCAGCAGCGTAAACAGTGATTCTTGATATTTTTGCCCACCAATTCACCCCCTCAACAAGCGGCACATCGGCAGCGTCGATGATGGCTTCATATCCCTTCGTCAAAGGCACATAGGCCACGTCGCCTTCAATGCGGATCGGACGGATGGCGCGGCTCATTCGGCAGCCTCCTGCAACTCTTCCTTCGGCAAATCGCTATACCGCTGGCGAGCGTGCGCGATGACGGCTTCACCATCGGCGAGCTTGTCGGCTTCGACCTTGTTGGCGAAGATCCAGTCCTTGACCTGATCGCGTGTTTCAAGGCTGTCGATTGTCGCAATCATGACCTTTGCCGCGTTGCTTCGCTCGGGCGGATTGGTGCCGACGTTCGATTGATCCTTGTCATACAAAGCCAGCCCGAACGGGTTTCCGAACGTCATCAGGGCGCGCTTCATTGCGTCCGTCTCGGCTTCCTTAATTGCGCTTTCATGGGCAAGCCCCAGATCGCGGTCGATGCCATGGCCGGAGCCGATGCCCTCGCGAATGATATTGCCGACGGTGACACGCACGCGAGCAATGTAAGTAACGCCCCAGCCGGTGCCTTGACCGACTGTCCGTTCGCGCTCCTGCACAAGCCGAATGTCAACCGTCTCGCGGTTCCATGCGTCAAAGCCAAAGATGCGATTGGCTTCCGCGATGGCGTGCCAGCCCTCGACATAGGACAGCTTGCGGCCAGACTGCGACCGCTCCTTGACGTGCGCAGGGTCCAGCTTGCCAGACAGCGCCTTGATGGTTTCTGCCGTGAATGTCATTACGTCCTCACATTGATAATTGGGTTTCCGGTCACAAGTTCCGCGCCGGGCATGGTTTCGCCTGTTTCAAGAGCCTTCTTAATCGCATCCTTGTCTGCTTCGACCTTGACGCGACTATACCCTTGCGGCGGCGTAAAGTCATCAGCCAATTTCAACGACACGCGACCCGGTGACACGCTCACGGTTCCGGCTGGCGTCACCATCTTGCGCAAGCCCACAGCGTCCAACACAAGGCCCATCAGCTTGCGGCGGTTCTCAGCGCGGGCGGTCCACTTGTCACTGATGGCGGCATAGCTGTTCGCCAGCTTGTCCATTGCTTCACCGTTTGCCATCGCTTCAGCACGTTCGATCACAAGCCGTTCCATGATGGCGTGCGCGTTGGTCTCGCCTTCGATGATGTCGGCTAGAAATGCGTCATCGTCCGCAAGCTCCGGGTGAGCCTCAATCAGCGCGGCATGTGCGGCGCGTAGGTCTGTCAGAAAATGCGGGTTCATGGCGCGTTGTCCTGCTTTGGTGGGGCGGGTAGCGGCATCCAGTGGGTAGCATTCCATGCCACCAATTCACCATCGTCATCCCTACAGCCGTCAACCCATCCGCGTGCCGATTTCAGCCAAATACCACAAAACATAGTCAAACCATCGGCCATCAGGATAACCGTTCCATCCTTCGGCGCTGTTTCAATATCCCGCCATTCGCTCATGTCTCTTCCCTTTCCCTGCGTGCAAATTCCAGATGCGTCCTAACCCCAGCCCGGAGCCGCGCAATCTCGCGACGATGCTTCTCGGCTGCTAGCGGATAACGACCAGCGCGCAATTCGGCGGCATACTCACCGGCAATGCGGCGCTGTGTTTTGGCGAGTGACAGGAATGCAATGCCGAGCGGTGTCATGGGGTGGCATCCAAGGCTTCGCGGGCGGTCGCGGTAATGTATTCAAGGGCATCGATCATCGCCACATCTGTCCGCGATCTGTTCCAGTATTCTTCGATGCTGATTAAATCATCCCGCAGCCGCGCCTTATCGGCTTCTAGCTTGGTGATGCGGGCATCTGATGCGCACAATTCAGCGCGCAATTCTTCTGCCCACGTTCTGATAAACGGCATTGGGTCGCGACACTCGGCGGGGCTATCGGGCCAATCATTGCAGTGGCAATGGCCGTCAGAAGATACAGTCCCGCACCCTTTGCACCATTCAGCGATGAGGTTCTTCCGCGCTTCATCCCTCTCGCGTGTCAGGGTTTCGATGGCGTCGGCTGCTTCAAGGGCAATCGGCCCAAGCATGTCGTGCTGGTCACGCAGGTTAAACACCAGTTCATCTGTCGTGCTCATGCTGCACCCATAAGGCTTGCAATCGCCGGCAATGACAGCGCGGCAATCATCCACACGCACGCGGCGGCAACCTCGCCAACCGCACCAGACACGCGGCGGACAATGCCGTGGCGGGTCTCGTATTCGTCCAGTTCAAGCGCAATGACCTTAAGGCCAGTCGGACCGCTGTCGGGTCCGATGCTATCGATGTAGTCGAGTTCGGCTTGTGCGCTGGCGCTAGTGCCAAAATACAGGCCGCTTGCCGCAAGAGTGCGGGCAATCTCAGGGGTGGATGCTACACAAAACACAATCATCGGTCAGCCCTCCAATTCGCGATTGATGAAATACTGGACGTGCCTCATGCCATCTTCCGTGGCCAAAAACGCATTCACGGCGTCTGACAGCCAGACCGGCACATTCTCAGCGCGCTTGCGATTATCTTCCTCGAACGACGCCACTTTGCCGGTTGACGTATCGACCCATGCCCACAAGTCATCTGTGGCGACCACAAAGCGGCCACCGTCAAAGACGAGTTCGTCGATTGAGATGCGGATTTCTTCGGGAATGTTGGACATCTGCGTTGCTCCTTTGGGTTTGACGATCAAACGAAAACGTCTGCAAATTCCAAAACAAATCGAAGATCAGCCGGATTGCCATGCTTGCGCCAGCCGATCAAATTAGCGCGAATGATGCGGCGGCAGGTCTCAACGACCATATCGTCACCGGCATCCTTGGCGGCTTCAAGAACCTGCCAAACAATCTGCATGCGGGGTGCCATCTGCGAATTAGCGTTCATCTGCGTTGCTCCTTGGCGTCCATCGCCATGACCCTTTATGGCATGTCGGCATAACCCGCGCAACAGAAAAAACATAGCAGCACTTAACTTTTTCGATTGACGCAACCTAGACCCCATGCCATCAAAGGTCATGGAAACAGCACACACAATCCTGAAGCAACACGGCATACGCAAGGCCGATCTAGCCCGCGCCCTTGGACTGACAAAGGGCGCTATCAGCCAATGGCAGCGGATACCAGCCGAACGATTGCCTGCCGTTTCCAAGGCTACTGGAATTCCCATCAGGGCGTTGAGGCCCGATTTATTCGCAACAATGGAGGACTGACTGATGACAACGAGACACACCCCGGGGCCATGGGTTCTGACAATCCGTCCGGCTGAACACGATGCCGATTTCACGGTTGCCGAAATTGAACAGCCGCGTTCGGTGAAGTATCGCGGTGCTGTGACACGAATGCAATCTGCCGAGCACATTTACGGGATTGGCAGGGAAGAGTTGATTGCCAACGCCCGCTTGATTGCCGCTGCACCTGAGATGCTAGACGCGCTGCGCGGGCTTTTGGAAGATGCAAAGGCATACGGCATGGCCGACAGCGAATTTTCAGGTTCTTTGATTGAGGCTGCTATCGCCATTCGCCAAGCGGAGGGCAAGCCATGACGCTATTCCTGATCATTGGCGCGTTCTTGCTATCAATCGCGGCTGCTTTCGCGTGGATTTGCGAGGAGCGCATCATCGCCGGCATTTACGGCGCGATGGCTTTTGCCTGCGTTTTTGGAGCGCTGTGATGCGAGCTACAAAGCTAACCAAAACAGAACGCATGGCTAATGCCGTAGCAAAGCATGGCGGCACCATTAACTTGACCAGTGAACAGAAAATGGTGGCACGGCGCATGGCCCGCGACGGCGCGACTTACGCCCAAATTTATGAAAGCATCCAATTTACTGGCTCGAGGTCAACGTTTGAAAGAAAAATGAAGGCGCTTAACATCGTGACCAGCCGCGCTTTTTTCCATGCTGGCAGTTGTCGTTAGCATGACCGCCATCACCCTTCCCCCGTCGTGTTCCTCCCTGCGCGACGGTAACTGCCGGGGCTTCGGCCTCGGCTCTTTTATTCGAAAGTGCCAACCATGAGCATAGTTGAACACATCCCCACACAATCCGAGATTGCCGCAAGACGCGCCCGGATGGGCTTTGCGCCCGCTGCTAAGCCCGTCGTGCGGTTCAGGCCGGTTGAGCCAGAGCCAGAAGTCAAGGCACCGGAGCAAAAGCAAACGATTGAACATTTGTCGTTCATTGTGACGACCACAGTTTCAACGCCCTTGCTCCCGCCATCAAAGCCGACTGAGTGTCCAACGCTTGAAGAAATCAAGCGGCTGGTCTCGATTGTCCATCGCATCCCGCTGACGGAAATACTGTCAGAAGGTCGCCATCCATCGCTTGTCAAAGCCCGCGACCACATCGTCTGGCTGGCCTGCCGCCACACGCTCAAAAGCTTGCCCCAGATCGGTGAGGCCATCGGCAAGCGTGACCATACGACCGTCATTCACAGCCTCTACAAGATGGTAGCGGCGCGTAACATCGCCTGCCGTGGACACACACCGGAAAGCGTAGCAGGCCGAATGAGCCGCCGCCGCCATTACCAGCGCGAGGTTGAGCGCAAGCGTGATCGATCTGGACGATATGAAAGAAGGGATGCGCTGTGAGCCTGTCAGATTATCGCAACCTTATCGCCAAGAGCCATGGCGCATTTGTGCCAGTCGGCTTTGAAGGTGACTTTGACCTTCCGTCATCGCTGTTTCCGCACCAAAAGGCCGCTGTTGAATTTAGCCTTCGCGCTGGATCTAGCGCCATGTTTCTGGACACCGGACTGGGCAAGACACGTTCCGCCCTTGCATGGGGTCAAGAGGTTGTCAGCCGCACGAATAAGCCTGTCCTGATGCTGGCCCCGCTTGGCGTCACTCGCCAGCACAAGACCGAGGCTGACGACATCGGCATTGATGCTTGTGTCTCGCGTGACGGTGGACCGCAAGATGCGCGCATCGTCATTGCCAATTATGAGCGCTTGCACCTATTCAACCCGTCTGACTTTGCCGGCATCATCTTGGATGAAAGTTCGATCCTCAAGAGCTTTTCCGGCCAGACCACAAAGCGGCTGATCGAGGCATTTGCTCGCACGCCTTACCGGCTGGCCTGCACTGCTACGCCAGCGCCGAATGACCACACCGAGCTTGGCACTCACGCCGAGTTCCTTGGCATCATGACACGTGACCAGATGCTTATGCGTTGGTTCCTGCACGATAGCGCAGACACCGGCACATGGCGGCTCAAAGGCCACGGCGTGCGCCCGTTCTGGGATTGGGTGGCGTCATGGGCAAGGTGCGTTAGCAAGCCTTCCGATCTGGGCTTTTCGGATGCCGGCTTTGATATGCCTGAATTGAACATGCACCGCCATTTGGTCGCGGCTGACCGGACAAAGGGCAAGGGCGAAGAGAAGGACGGACAAGCCCATCTGTTCCGAATGCCCGATATGTCCGCCACGTCCGTGCATCAGGAAAAGCGGCTGACATGCGAGGCCCGCGCTTCGATGGTTGCCCAGATTGTCGCCAACGAGCCAAACGAGCCATGGACGGTCTGGGTTGAGACTGATTACGATGCCGACGCCATCATGGCGGCAATACCCGGAGCCGTTGAGGTGCGCGGTTCAATGACCGCCGAACAGAAAGAGGAACGGCTAACGGCATTTACGCAAGGCACAATTCGCGTCCTTGTGACGAAAGCAAGCATTGCAGGTTTTGGCCTCAACTGGCAGCATTGCGCCCGCACTGTCTTTGCCGGAATGAGCTTTTCCTACGAGGCATTTTATCAGGCCGTTCGCCGGCATTGGCGCTTTCGCCAGACCAGACCAGTCGATTGCCATGTGGTGTTTGCTGACACGGAAGCCGCCATCTGGGACGTTGTGAGCCGCAAGGCCGGAGATCACAACGCCATGAAACGCGAGATGACGCAGGCCATGGCC